ATGGCATTGTAATAGTTATTGTCTCTGTTGTTGGAACAGAAGTTACCATAAATTTTTTATTATCAAAATCAGAGGAACTAAAATTAGACCCTGTGATTGTAGTAAAATTGTCTAATAAAATTATATCTTGAGGATTAATACCATGACCTGATGAAAAAGTTATTGTAACGGTCGGTGATCCGTTGGTCGTGCTGAATGCACTTGTAAGCGTTGTTGTAGATTTAATTGGGTGTATATCATAAAATACACCTCCAGAGTAAGCATATAAAATTCTGTTTGTGCCTATAATAGCGTATCTTCTACCTAAACTATTAACATAATGATGAAGCCCACGACCGGCACCTGTTAACTCGTTTTCATTTTGAGTGCCTAATTGATTCCAACCACCTATTTTTTCTGGTGATCCATATCTAAATCTAACATTATCACAATCTATCCACTGACCTTCGGCTGCTGTGGGTGTAACTTGTTTATTAATACCTGGTTGAAATCCTATTTTTTGTAGCATAGCACCTCAAATATACACTATTATTTATACGTAGCAATCAAAACAATTCTGTTACCACCCATAGGAAAATAATTATAGTGATAATTATTACCAAATGTAACAAATTTATATCTTTGAGGCTTTATCTTTTTTATAATTTTTTTATCATCGTTTAAAACAACCGTTTCTCCTTTTTTAAAATTATCAGTCAAATAAAGGATAAATTGACCATACTCATAGGTATGATCTTTATGTATTCCTGTTTTCTTTTTTCCGTTATCATATGTAAAATTAAAACACATTCTAAGTATTTCTTTTTCTCCAATATATCTTTTAATAATAGCCTCTACATTTAAAGCTATTGGAGAGTGATATTTTTTAAATTTTGATCTTTCTTCTTTTCTCGCTAGTAAAACATGTGTTAAAAGATTATCATCTATTTCATTTCCCTGTCTTGTCCAAGATGTTTTTTGAGCATACCAAGGAAAAAGATCATTCATAATATATTTTTCAAAAAAAATTTTATCTTCTTGTATTAAATAACCTTCAGAAATCATTCGTAGTGTACCACCCGGTAGCTATGTATTTTTCATGTTGTTTAGATACTTGACCTCTATGAGTATGAGTCCAATCTGTGGGCCAAAGTAAAGTTAAACCTTTTTTTGCAGGTATTGTAATTTTTTGATGTTTAAACATAGTACCACCATCAGGCACATCATTTAAAAACGTCATAAATACTAATACTCGATTCATAGAGGTAACACTGGCTCTTTCTGTATGCCATTGTTTAAATCCCCCACCAGGTTTATAATGTTGAATATTGTAATTAGAATTTATATTAAATCTTGGAAACCTAGCAGCGTCAGGATATTTTTTTAAATATTTATCTAAACACTCTTGTAGTTGTTTTCTATATTGATCAAAAGGAGATATTAAAAAAGTATGTGTAATATTTATGTCAGTAGAGTCTTTTACTTTTTTATTTATAAGACTTATATTTTTTTCATAAACCTCTCCTCTTTTTTTAAAACTATCCGGAGTTGATTTAAAGTATTCTATTATTTCATCACATACTTTAGGATCTATAAACCAACCACCTATAAAAGTTTCTTTAGATATTTTGTATTCTTTAATCATTATAAATAGCCGATGATAATATTATTCTTGGATCTAAACCAATTGCTGTATGAACAGTATCTTTTGGAATAAATAAAATATCTCCAGGTTCTACAATAACTTCTTTATTTCCAACTTTATACAAAGTTCTCCCATAACAACCTGTTATCAATACATCATATTCATCAACATGAGTATTACTTCTTGTTCCCATAACCCATGACATAAATATGTCTAAATCAGTTCTTTTATTTTCAAGAGAAAACATCTTAATTAATTTATTATATATTTCTTTTAAATGTGGATTAGATTCTACGTTTCTTATTTGTATCACTGACTGCATAACCTTTTCAGCAAACCAAGAGCTAGTAATACGAGACACGTGATTATCTGAATCTATGGCTGTAGATACAAAATTAAAATCTATTGGTTTTTTAAATTTTATTTTTTTACGATAATGTTCCATTCTAGTTTTTCTAATAATTTTTCAAAATTTAAATTTGCTAATTTATGTTCTAAAGCATAATTATTAACTTCATTTACATCTAATAATATCCAGTTCATATCAGTTTCAAAAACCATTTTATCTGCTTTACTAGCAAGAGAACAACTTTTGTAATGATGTTCATCTGTTTCTTTTACTAAATTAGACACATCAAACTTATATACTTCATTTGAATTTTGTTTCAACATTCCTTGAATATGCCATCCTTCAAAATATTTTGGATATTTAATATTAATTAAATAATCCTTGAATTTTTCTATCGTCGACTTCATCAAATATACTGTTAAAAACTATTACAGTTTTTCTTTGTTTAGTTGGTTGAACAATTGAAGTATGAGGTATGAAAGCAGGAGTTGCTATAATATCTCCTTCCTCTACCATAATATCTTCGTATAATTTTTTATTCATAGGATTAAGAAATCTAGTTTGAAATTTTAAATTAGGTAATTCTAAATAATATACACTAGAAAAATGAACACCAGCATGATTATGCCAATTATGAGACCCAGAAGTATATTGTTGAAACCATCCATTAGTAATAGTCCATTTTTTACAGAAAAGCATTTTTGCTATCTCATCCATTGTAGGTCTTATTAATTGATAAAATATATCTAAATATTCTCTTTTATAATCTACAGGTAAATTCCAATCACTGTTGTCTACCTCACAAACATTTTGCTTAGGTAATTTATTTATTAATTGAAGTAATACACCTCTCATCTCTTTATGTTTTTCAAATTTACTTTTAATTAAGAACCCAGGTCTTGTTATAAATTCATTCATTTTTGTTTTCTAAAATATCCAGGCAATCCAACATGTGGCCTACCATCAAATTGATTAGAGTTTTTAAACTCTCTTCTGTTGTAGTGTAAAAATACTTGTGCACATGCCTCTCCTGTAAAAGGTTCTCTCCAATGTTCTAATTCACAACCTTTATACATAAGCATGTCTCCCGATTGTAAATTTATTTTTTTACCTTTCATTCCTATTTCACCAGATGGTTCTAAATAAATTGGCCATTCATCACCACCTAAATGAATTGTTGTAGAAATTTCACATGAATCTCTATCTCTATGTCTTTTTAATTCATCACCGTTTTTATATATTCTTGTGTAAGAATATGTAGGAACTAAACTATGTCCAGACTCTTTTTCCATTTTAGGTAATAATGCAAGTAACAAAGTTTCCATAGCAATATCTGCATAATGTGAATATGTGTTTGGAATTTGTTCATCTGTCCAACAACCAAAATCTTCATTGTAAGGTGATATATATTTTGTTCTAAAAAAAGTTGATGCAACTTCTCTTTTTACCGATAAGTAATCTGATAAAAAATGTGCAATTACTTCTGGCACTGCTTGTTTTATAATTTTATATTTATTTTTTTTAAAACTCATTAAAAATAATTAAAGTTTATAGTTATTCTAATTTTACTATCACTACATCTAGAACTTTTATGTTCTATACTTGGATCAAATAAAACAATTCTGTTTTCTTTCGGTTCTACTACTGTCTCTCCTTCTTTAAAATATGTGCAACCATTATTGTTGTTTATATACATAATACAACCTTTATGATTAAAAGGCAAATCAGAATGAAAATTATTATATGTCATTTTTACAGCTTTTGTATGAAGGTTTGCTTTTATTCTAATTAAACTTTTAACTTTTAATTTGTTTAATGTATTTTTCCATAAATTAAAAAAGTCACTTTGTGGCTGAGAGTTATTATAAAAATTGTGATTGAAATAAAACTTATCTTTTTCTGAGGGTTCAGACACATAATTATGATAAAACCAAGGAAACTGGTTACTCATCAATGTATTTTGTATTTGATAAAATTCTTTTTCTAGTAAAAAATTATCTATTATTTGAACGGCCATCCACAACTCCAAATTACTAAACTGTATCTAGTTCCTTTAGTAACTTTTTTAACTCTATGCCAAACAAACGAAGGGAATACTACTAAAGATCCTTTAGATAGTTTTCCACTAGAAATAAATTTTCTTCCTTTATCTGGATGTGTATTTCTAAAATCAAATTCTAAATCACCACCTTTATACTCATCTGAATTATTTAAACATAAAGTTACAGATATTTTTCTAACTTTGCCTTTTTGAATACCTTCTCCCTTATAAGCGCCTTGCCAAGAATCACAATGCCAATCGTAAAACTGTCCTTCTGAATACTTTGTAAACTGACAGCTTTCTGACCAATCCCATTGATAATTCCAATCAGCTTGTCTATTTGCTTCATGTATGTAGGGTTGAATTTCCTTATATATCCATCTATGATCAAACCATAAAACTTTAGATTTTCTAATTTTATGTAACTTATTTTTTTCTTTTTTATTTAAAGGTTTTTTTTCTACGTTTCTATTTTCACCAAAATCTCCTGTAATGGCTTCTTTTTCTTCTTGTTTATGATCTTGTGCATATCTAATTATGTCATCACAAACAGGCAAGGGAATCGCATCTTTAAAAACCCAATAATAATTTTTTAAGTTCATTCTGTTAATAAATGATAAGTGCTAACAAGATAAGTATTAATATTATCACTTTGATTTGGTGAAAAATAATAATTTAAAAAAGATGGAAACATAATAAATTGATTATTATTTAAGTTTCTAATATTACAAAGATTATGTATTCTTTTATTGTCATATAAAATAACCAAGTCTTGAGAATTTCTTAATACGTCTACTCCATAGATAAAAGTATAATCTGGTGAATTTAACAAATCCATTTTACTCACTGTATTTTTAGTTAAAGAACTTTGATTTTTTGCAAACAAAGATCCAAATTTAAAATTATTTCTTATTGGAAGTTTATGTTTTAAAAACATATTTTCTATAAAATAAGTATTCAAAGCAAAAAAAGCAGGGCAATCGTTTAATTTAAAATCATTAAAGTTTCTATCAACAAAATCATTAAAAAATTGTTGATCTTTTAACACAGACTCTAATAAACTAGATTTAAGTTGATCTCGGTTTATATTAAAATGTTTAGGCATATCTATTTCACCAAAATAAATATCAGTTTGTGACAGTATCTCTTTATTCATTCTAATTACTTATAACAATTATAAGTAAAAAATCAAGTTACGAACTAGGGGTAGCTTTTATCCAACCAGTTGCATTGTCTGCTTGATAAGCAGATTCATCCCAATTATAACTATCTTTTTCTTCACTACCATTTATCGTAGTGGTTGTATTAGGCATTGGTATTGGAGAGTCCCAAAGTCCTGTAGATGTGTTTAATGTCCAACTATTATACGGTTGTGGGGCATGAAATATTTCATTTGTAGAATCCCAAATATCTCCTATATTAGGATAGTTAGCTCTAAATGGTGTTCCACCATTTATATGAGAACCTCCTACAGTGTTGTAAGAACATTTAATCCATTGTGCTGCAGGCCAATTATTATTATTTTCTAAAAAAGCTTGACCCTCAGATTCAGTTGCAGCATTTTTATCGTCTACTACAATAACTGATAAAACTTCATTATCATTATTTATTTTTGCAAAATGTGCCATGTTAAACTGGATACCTTATTACCACTATTCCAGAACCACCACTAGATCCACCTGAGTTTCCGCCGGCCATTCCACCGCCGCCACCGCCACCCATATTGGTGCTTCCGTTTGATCCTCTAGGTCTTCCACCACTTCCTCCGCCGCCATCTCCTCCGGGGCCAGTTCCAACAGCGACTTCACCGCCACCGCCTCCACCGCCTCCAAGAAAACGACCATCTGGAGCTGCATTTCCATAATTTGATGCTTCAGGTGCACTTCCAAAAATAGCGTAAGGATAACCGTCACCTCCTGCTCCACCAGAGTTTGAACCAGCTCCACCAGCAGCTTGAACTGAACCACCGCCACCGCCGCCGTATTGCGCACTTGATTTACCTGAACCACCATTATTTCCTTGAGCTGGCGACACAGATGGACTATTTCCAGAATTTCCTCCTGTTCTATTATAGGCTCCTCCGCCACCAGAACCTCCACTACTACCATTAGAATTTTGTGATTTTCCTCCACCGCCACCTGTTGAAGTAATGTTATGAAATACTGAGTCACTTCCTTTTCCAGAAGTTCCTCCTCCACCACCTATTGTTATTGGATAATCTTGAACAGCTAAATCAGTAAATCCTCCACCTGGAGTTGCTGGTGGGGGTGCAGAATAATTTGATCCAGAAAAACGAGTTCCTCCGGCTCCACCTCCTGCGCCGTAGTTTTGGCCTCCGCCTCCACCTCCAGCTTGTATGAAATAATCAACTGGGTCGGCTCCAACTGCGTTTACAGTAAAGGTCCCACTACTTGTAAATACATGAATTTTAAAATCACCATCAGTAAATTCAGTTCCACCACTAGCTTCAGTGACAGATTTTCCGCCTCCAGAACCAAATCCTAATAATCTATATCCAAACATTCTTGCTCCTATCTATTATGCGTCGTTAGCAGCACTTGTAGTGAAGAATAGTTTAATTCCAAGAAGTCTTGCATCAGCATTTAAATCATCAGCTGAAACATCTCTTGATATTTGAAAGAAAACATATTCATCTGCACCAGGTGATCCTGCTATTGTTACTGCTCCACTTTCAGCAGCAACATCTAAATCATTTGAAGTTCCACTGTGTGCTTTTGCTGTTGCAACAACCTGTGTCCCAAACGCTGTATTTAAATCACCACTATCAGCTAAAGCTACACCGGATAATCCCCACGCTGTGGTTCCTGTATCTGTTGAAGTAGCTGTAAAAAATGCTTGAAAAGTAACTGTACTTGCATTCCATGATTTAGGAAATGCTACAGCAAATTGAGCAAACTCATCAGAGTCTTTGTCAAAATCTAAAACTTTTAATTCTGGACCATTTGATAATTCAACCTGTGCTGCTTCTGAGCCACTAGTTGTATTAGGATACATTGCACTTGCAGGAATCCAAATAGTTTCTTTACCTGCAATTTTAATTGCACCAGTAGCATCCGCAGCATCGACTGCTTTAGCTTGTCCAGTTCCATTAGGGGCAATCGTTATATCTCCGTTAGCTGCATCTGTAATTGTAATTGTGCCTGAGTTTGTACCTGAGTTTGTATCTAAAACAAGATCTTGTGTTCCACTTGTTGTAATTGTTGCTGCAGCGGATCCTGTTCCAAAAACTGTTTCTCCAGTTCCTTTTGGTACAATAGCTATATCAATATTTGAATCATCACCTGTTGCTGATAATGTTGGATCGTTTCCTGTAGCAGCATTTGCTATTGTAAATTCATTTACTGCAGAACTTGTAGCTGTAAGTAAAGCTAATTGATTTCCGTTTGTATCTAAAATAGAAGTTCCAATTTTAGGACTAGTTAAAGTTTTGTTTGTTAAAGTTTGTGTTCCTGTGGTTGTAACATTCCCAGCAGGTAAAGTATCAATATCAGGATTAGTACCATCATTTGCAGTGGCAAATACAAGAGCATCACCTTTATCTGTTGTTGCGAAAGTAAAAGAATCTCCTGAACCAGATGCATATTTAAATTGAACAGTGTAAGCGCCTGATGTTGAATTTCTTAAAAAATAAAAAGTTTGTACGTCTAAAGGTATTGTTACAATTTGATTTCCTGTAATAGTTCCTGTAAATTCAATCATTCTATGCGATAAAGTTGCACCAGTTGATCCATCAGAAACTGAAAGAGCTGTAGTTTGTGCACTACCTGCTATTGATTGAGTAGTATATCCACCAGAAATTTGTTCTATAATTTGTAAATTAGTATTAGTCTTTGTCCCCCACGTACCAGCGTTTTCACCGGTTGCTTGAAGTTCCACTCCTAAAGGTGTGTATGTTGATGCCATAATTTTTATCTCCTATTACGCTGCTACGTCTGTATAACTTGTATTAGAACCTGTGTCAATAGCCTGATATGCTTGAATTCCAAATCCAGTAGCAGTGCCAAAACCAGCAACTGAAGCTGTTGCTGAAACACCAGTTAATCCCATAACATCTGCAGGAGTTAAAGAGCCTACAGAAGATGTAGCTGATACACCAGTTAATCCAATTACATCAGCAGGAGTTAAAGAACCTACAGAAGATGTAACTGATAATCCAGATATACTTAGAGTTGGATTACTATTTGTAGAAATAGTTCCTAATGATGTTGTTGCAGAAACTCCTGTAACTCCCATTATATCAGCAGGGGTAATTGATCCAATACCAGAGGTCATTGATTGACCTGTTAATCCCATTACATCTGCAGGGGTAATTGATCCTATAGAAGTTGTTGCGGCTTGACCTGTTAACGTTACAGTTATATCTCCTATAACTGTTGGCGATCCTACACTTGCTGTTAAAGAAACTCCTGTTAATCCCATTACATCTGCAGGAGAAAGTGATCCTACACTTGTTGTTGCTTCTTGACCATCTAATATTATATCACCAGCGATACCCCAAGCGTTTTCATTCCATGGTTGTCTTCCCCAACCTGAATTTATTTCTGTAGATATGCTAACTGATCCAATGGATGAAGTTAAATCAAGACCTGTTGGACTAATTGTTTCATCACCCATATCGTTCCACGAACCAGAAGAGTTCCAATTTTTTGCTCCCCAACCAGTTGTAAAGGCTTCACTTATTCCCCATAAATTTGTGCTCCAAGTCCCTGCTCCCCAAAAATCTTCATCGGGAGTATTTGCTTGTCCTCCCATTCCTGAGTGAACTGAACAGTAATAATATAAAGTTGGTGCGCTAGAAGCTACTTGAATTTGAGTATATGCTCCAGATGATCCTGGAGTTCCGTCAGTGGTTACATTAGTTGTATATTCACTTCCTCCAGAATGTGTGCCGCCAGATGTTGTTGAAAGTCTTAAGGGGTGGCCACTGTTTGATGAATCTGATTGATCAAATCTAAAAGTTGCACCTTCAACTAATTCTAAAGTAGCTTGCTGTACACCATCAATAAAATATTTATTGCCTGAATCGGTACTGACTACCGTTACCGTGAAAGTTCTAGTAACGGACATACCGCGTTACTCCTTTAGGCTATTCTAATTATAGCGTTGGATGCGTCTGCTGTTGGGAATTGAATTGTAAAAGTTCCACTAGTTACAGTTTTATCACCGCCAAAAGCGATAACTGCTACAGCTTTATCTGATTGCGTATCATTATATATTAAAGCACCGTTTGCTGTAAATGTTGCGCTGGTAAAACTTACATCTGAAAAATCACAAACTGCAGTTGATGAATCTAAAGTTGGAGTTACGCTTGTTAAAGTAGCTCCTCCTGCACTATACGCAGATCCTGATGTATTTGATATTTCATTTGATGTTGAATACGCAGTCGTACTTGCTCCTAAAGAAGCAGAGCTTGTGAATAAAGCTATTTTAAAAGTATTACCGCTTGATGCAGTAAGGTTGTGTGTTCCAACTAAAATTTCTTGTTTAAAGCTGTTACAAATTGCCGATGTTATTGCCATAATTAATCTCCTACGGGTTTGCTGAGGTTATTGGAATACGAACAGCACCATCAGTATAGTCGTCTCTTCGTCTTCTACCAACTTGCTCATTAGCAAACTTTTGTACCTCTTGTTTATATTTATTTTCGTATAATGTCAACATATCTATAGGCCCTTTTAAAAACCCATATGTTTCTGATAAACAACAATATAATAGTCCATTAGGAAAATTAAGGCTAATATAATTAGTTGTATTATCCGAAGCTAAAGTAGCTGGCATTTTGTTAAAATGCACCCTAAATTTATATGTAGTATCAGGAACTGGAGCAAACATCATTCTTCCAGAATTAGTATCACCATCTCCAGTAGCACCACCAAACATAGCATAATATTTAGGTTGACCTCTTTTAGCTGACTCTGTTGAAGATACATATTCTTGTAAATATGAAATATCTTTTTTTTCTAAAAAAACATTTGCTCCTGTGGTAGCTGATGTAGAATCATAAACCTGTATTGCTCTTATAAATAGAGCTCCTGCTGGTGCGTTAATAGTTTCTTGGCCTGTTACTAAATTTCCTATTTGTTGTTTTCTATCTGCATCAATCGGCAGATCTCTCATAATTCTATATTGTGCATTTAAAATAATATTTTCTAATTGATCTGCAGTTAAAACATTTGAGTCTACTTCTGTGTAATTTCTAATTTGTGTAACTAATCCACTATAACTTATTCCAGCCATTATTCTGTTTCTCCTTCACATCTACATTGTTTAATTTTAAACAATTTTGCAATAAAATTTTTTAATTTTTTTATCATGGCGTTAATGTAACTGGTCCTGCAGACACAGTTGGTCCTCCTGAATCTTCTGTTATACTAGGAGTTGCACCTAGTGTAAACGTATATTTATCTGTTGTTGTAACTGTTATACTAAATCCTGATGAGTTTTCATAGGTTGTAAAAGCCACTCCTCCTGGACTACCTTGCACGTTTCTAAATCTTACAGTATCTCCACTTGTTCTACCATGATTATTTTCAGTAACTGTAATTGTTTGAGAAGATGCAGTTATGGAAAAAGGATTATTTGCTAACATAGCAGCAACTGCTGGTTCTGTTCTATCTGGTCTAACATTACGTAAAGATATAGAATCACCATTCATAGGTTTTGGTTCTAATTGTGGTTGCTTGGGTTCGAACTCTGAAACATGGACAAAGGATCCATTCCATTCTCTAACCATTTCATTAAATGGAAACTCCATACCAGATCTATCTGATATTGCTTTTGCGTATTTACCTGTTGCGTATTTTGCCATTATTTACCTCCAGATCCCATGGGCTTTCCAACACTTCCACCCATAGAATATTCACCAGGTTGATACCCTTTTTCTTTTAATCTTTTTTCAAGTTTAGACATGTCTTTTAATTCTAAACCTTCAAGATAAAGATCAAGAAGTTCTTCATCTCCTGTGCTTTCAATAAAATCTTTAAAACTTTCAAATGCCATTATGTTCCTGGGTAATATGCTTTTGGTGTTATATATGTACTAGAAGCTGAACCATCCTCTGCTAACGCTCTAGCAAACTCATCTTCATAATATAGCTTCATAGCTTGTGTCATTTGTGGTTGATATTTTTGTGAGAGATAAAATGCTAAACCAGCAACCATACATGGCACAAATCTAAATGGTACATCAGTTGCATTTGTATAATCTCCCACATCTTGAATTCTTTTTATGTAATAAAAATGCATATCTTTAGATGCATTAGTTGAATCTGGTGTTGGATAAATATGTATTCTAACTTTGTCTATAAATCTTTCTACCCAATACTGATTAGGTGTGCCTTT